CCATATGGAACTTAGTTAGTCCATGGCACGCACCATTAGAAGCACCACCACCTACTGTTCCTGATATATCATAACTATCACATCCAAATGCACCCATATGCTCATTACCAGGGTAACGTATTCCATTTTTAGAGTATTGATTATTTTGCAAAAGTTTATTTGGAGTCCATGATATTAAAAACCTTCCCTTGTTGTTTGGGTTAAATATAACTTTAGTATCTTTAATGCCATCTTTCCAAGAAAAAGAACCTCTAGTTATAAATCTATCTTTTATTAAAGAATCATTATAATCAATTTGCTGATATATTTTTGTAAGATTAAATAACGATTGCTTGCTTTCATCTCTAAAAGCATGAGACTCTGTCCTTGGAAATTGTCTATAAAATTCATTTAAAGCATCAGGATCATTTTTTAAACTATCAACTTCAGCTTCCCAATAATCTATAGCTCCTTGTTTTATATAATCTCCATCAATTCCTAAAATTGGTTTGTCAGGTGTTCTAAATACAGGCATCCCATATCTATCAATAAAACCTTCCATATTATACTCCATCGGAATAAACAAACTGTATAATCCACTTTTTGTTTGACCATTTCTGTTTCGTTTTTCAACCTTAGAATCAAAGTATAATTTTTTACCATTTTCTCCTCCCTTTTCTAATGCATTAGCTGTAGAACCCATCATGCATTTTCCAATAACCTTACTACCTAAACGCAAACACGTTTTAGTAACCCTCCAGTTATTTAAAATATTATTCGGTTTTTCCCATTTTTTAGATTCATCATGTACAAGAAGTTTTAATTTTTCTCCATCATAACTGTTGTCTCCTGTGTTTTTCCAATCAATAGAAGTATCCAATCCTTCAACAAGGTCTTCATCTTCTATGTACATATTTTTCTTTGTAATTTTAGATGCAGGAACTCTAAAAGCTAACTCAGTTTTAGGTTTATCCATACCATCTTGAACAGGTTTAAAAAAGAAAGGATAATTATTTACTATAGGAACAACTTTATCAGTAAACATTTTTTTAGCATCTGCTCCTGTTTTAGAGAGTATTCCAAGTCTAGCATCTTTACTTATTGTACCTATGTTTGCTGATTCTTCACTTGCCATATAAGAAAAACCTGAACGTCTTATTTTTAAATAATCTTGTCCAAAACTTCTTTTATCTGCTTTACAAGCTTCCCAATGTAAATAAAAAATTCTATTAGCATCTCTATAATCTGGAAGACCTACATCTATTTTAGTCCATTGAACATACATATACTGAGACCCTGTAATATAAGTTGGAATTCCGTTATTCATAAACCAAAAACCTTCGTCTCTTCTATCAAACTCTTGTTCAATATACCCTACCTACTGATCTTTAAATGATGATGTCGTAGCATGCCATAGAAATATTGATTTTATTTTTTGTAATTTTTTATCATACTCAAACGGCTCCCAATATTGTTCTTCTTTTTTATCACTTCTAGAATATATTTTTGCAGGTGGTTTAGGGAGTCCTATCTTTAAACCTTCAATTTCAATTATAGTTTCAATTTGTCCTGTTTTTGAAATTACTATAAAATCATATTTTTCATTATGACCATAATCCCAAGCCTTAGCTTTGTTTTTATTAGTTATAACGGTTTTTGGAATAAAGTCTTTTAACTCTTTTATTAAACTATTTTGATCTTCGTTCTGCAAATCCTTCTACTGATTTTTTACTGTTAACTGAATCGTTACCTTCTATTAGATTCTTTTCTAATTCTATTCTATTTAATATCTCAAAAGCATCAAATATTGCAAGTTTCTTTGTAGCCGCTGCATTTTTTAATTTATCAGCAGCAAGCTCATCATCCTCTCCATATTTTATTATATGCTCTTCAGCTACTTTAATTAATTGCATTACAGCTTTTTCACCTGCTTTTATTATTTGTAATTTAATTTCATTTACATTCATAAAACTAGTGTTATACTTTTATCAAACATTCGATAAAGCTTTTCTCCATCAACATTAAATTCATATTCACTTTCAGGTTTAAAAGAAACCTTATCTCCTTTATTAACTCCTTTACTAATTAAGTACTTATTAGGGTACTTAACCAAACCCATTAAAGGTTCATTTTCTTCGTGTGTTTTTAAGTAATTTTCTTTTTTTGGTATTGGTTTTATCATACAATACCTAGAATGAGCATTCCATTTATTATTTTTATTGTACATAAAAAACTGATCATTATCTATAAAAAACAAATCATCTTTGAAAAAACTTTTACCGCTTCTTTCATTTCCTTTCATGTCATTATAATATTTAAAAACATTATGATGAACTAATAAGGTGTCTCCTATTTCAATAGGACCATTGTAGTTTATTGGCGTTTCTACAACTATAGCGTATCTATTTGATGCTGCATGATCTTCTTTTGAAGTGCTAGTAATAAAGTCTATGTTTCCTATTTTCTTAGTACTATCATATCTTTTATTTCCTTTTGGCTTAACTATAAAATAAAAAGGTGATTTCATTCAAAGTATATATTATACTCAATTGAAATAGGCATGTAAGAAGTAAATTCTTTCCAGAGATAAATTTCTCCTTTTTTGTTCTCTATAAAAATACCTATCGATTGATTGTTATTCATTCTTATTAAATGAATTAAATGACTACCTCCGAGTATTTCTTGACCAACAACGTAATGCATAGCTCCTCCTTTGTAATCAGGGCCTACTGCTATTTTTCGAATATCATTCATTTAATTTGATTTAATTTATAACAAATATAAGCAAAAAAAAATACCCTTGAATAAACAAAGGTATTATATACGAGGGGCAATCTATAACCTGGATCTCTTGCGAAAAGAAATCTAGAACCTGGATCTCTTACGAAAAGAAATCTAGAACCTGGATCGCCCAATTTTTTAAAGAGTAGATTTAATTATTTCTAATTATTTATTCCGACTCTTGCAATAGAAGCTCCATTTCCTATTGCTATTTGATATTTAATTATATTATTAGTCTCTGGCAGTCCTGCAGCGTCTGTTTGATAAACAAAATTCACCACATCAGACATGTCTCCCATTATATAAGGAGTTTCATGGTTTGTATTAGTCCATAAAGGATTAACAACACCTATTGCAAATCTCATTAAAATTTTATAAGATATCATTATCCCATTAACAGCAGGATTAGTTACAGCATTATTCTTATAATCATTGTCTTTAGCGCTAGAATTACCTCTACCATAATTAGAGCATCTTAAAAGTAAATCAGTTGTAGATACAGGAAAATTGCTTATAACAGTATTTGGATTATTTGAATTAAGTAAAAATTGTAATTTATTAAAAGGAACCTCAATATAAGCGGTACTTCTTACTTGAGAAAAATCTGTAATTACTGCTTGTGTTCCTGCAAAAACTAAATCACTATTAAAATCCCATTCAGTATCTAAACCTAATGTTGTTCCATCTGAATTTCCCCTTCCCCAATTAGTTCCAGGAAATTTATTATTCATAAAATTTCCATTTTGATGAGAAGGATGAACAAATCCTTTTCTTTTTAAAAACCTACCTTTTGAAGAAGCTGGATTTGGTCTTTTGTTTGGTTTATACCTAAACATAAATAAACGAGGTTCTTTACTTAACCAAGATTTGTTTTCAGTATTAGGGACTGAAATACATAATTTTGTATTAGTCTCATTTGTAGCTGGACTTATATTTTTCAAAGCATACATCTGTGGTGTCGGTATTTCTGATTTTACCAATCCTATTAATCCATCAACTGTAATGTTTTTAGTTACATTGCTTGGCGTACCATTTTCCTGAGAAATGACTATTTTATCACTTCCCTGAGGAACAACTGTACTATATGTGCTTATTTTAGGCATAACTAATATTTTATTGTAACAAAGGTACGTTTTTTATATTATTATTTTTTCTTGTATGAGTCCATCATTTTTTCACCGGTACGTCCTACAATATATCCACCAATACCTATTTGCAATAAATTCCAAAACTCATTCTCTAATTCAGGAATAGTTAATCCAAATATAGGGGCGATAAACTTTACATATATAACTATGAATCCAAAAGATAACATAAGAATAGGTCTCCAACTTCTTTGGAGCCAATTTCCATTAGCTTCTGCTAAAATTATTTCAGTCTGCATTTTCTGTAACTCTAATTTTTTTTCAATTAGAATTTGCTTAATAACATTCTCTGCTTTTATTTTTTCTTCCTTAGATGTAAAAAGTTTATCAAGACCTGCTAATAAATCTTTTACTACACTACCACCAAACCAATCTATTATTTTTTTCATGATGGTTCTATTATTACGATTATTTCTTTCTCGTCTTTTAAAAGTCTCTCAAATGTATCCATAGTATTACGACTGTTAGTTACATCTAACCTATAATCTTTACCTATATTTTCTGCTGTGTATCCTAAAGCAATACATCCATTTAATTCATCCCAATAATTACTTGTATGAAACTTACACTCTGATCTGTTAGGCACATCCTTCAGTTCCCATAAATCTTTATTAAACCTAGGGGAGTATTCTAACACGCACTTGTACTTACCCTCTGGTACACATGACTCATTAGGTTTGTTATCCAACCATCCACGCTCTAAACTCATGGCAGCAAATATTGGATTTAGATTTTCATCTAACAATGTTGCTGTTCCTAGTGTTTCAAATTCATCACTAGAAAATCTTTGAATAATTACAATTTTCATAATTATTTTTTATTTTGAGATTCTTTATAGTTGGCATAAACTCTTTGAAATGTATACACAATAGAGCCTATTAATAATATTATTTTAAGTGTTGCTTCAAGTTCACTAAAAGAAACGACTAATGCAGCGCTATTTAGCAGGTAAATTTTCAAATCGGATATGGTCATTTTATTAAACATGTTTACAAATGTAAAGTTAGTGTTTTTTTGTTTTAGTTTTCTAAGACTTCAACAACGTCATAATCCTCCTTTTTAATCTCTGGAGGGAAAGGGTTTATTCCGTTATCTAACAATACGTCAATCCATTCTGCTTCATTTTCATAGTAGTCCACCTCTGACCATTTTGTCTCCATACATTGATTAGGTTCAATTGAACCATAACTTAAAATATTTTCTCGTGTATCATCCCAAACTATAAACCAAGTTTCTACCGTAGGGTAACATAATTTTGTATTTGCCATATTTATTTATTTATATTCCACCACCATCTGTTATCGTCCAACCATAAGTATTGATTAATGTATTCCTTGCTGATTCTGCTGCACCACCTAGTGTGTATTGGCTACCACCAAAGTTAGGTGTAAGTCCATTAAATAAAGGCGTCTGTGCTGCCCAACTAATTAAAATTGCATCATAGTTAGAAGTAGACAAACTTGTTACATTAAATAAGAAATCATTTAAATCATTAGCAGAATCAAACCCTGTTATATCCCAAGTAGATAAATTTTGGTTAAACGAACTTGCTTGCAACATTTTTTCCATATTAGCAACATTGCTTGTGTTCCAATTGCTTATATCTCCGTTAAAAGAAGTTGCTTGACTAAACATTTGAAACATACTAGTAACATTACTTGTATCCCAATTATTTAGTGGTTGATTGAAAAATGACGTCACAGCAAATGTACTGCTCATATTATTAACATTACTTGTATTCCAATTATTTAAAGGTTGGTCAAATGTAGTTGCGCTAAAAAACACACTGCCCATATCAGTAACACTAATTGTGTTCCAAGAATCTAATGGTTGATTAAAAGCACCTGCAAAAGCAAACATCAAAAATATAGTAGTTACACTACTTACATCCCAAGAATTTAAAGGTTGGTTAAATGCAGTTGCGAAAAAGAACATTTGATCCATTGTTCTGACTTGACTAACATCCCAGGAGTTTAAAGGTTGATTAAATACATTCGCACCTAAAAACATAGATGACATTGTAAATACAGTACTAACATCCCAAGAATCTAATGGTTGGTCAAATGCATCTGCATCATGAAATGTTGACCTCATGTCAGTAACACTTGATGTATCCCAAGTACTTATATCTTGATTAAAAGAAATTGCAGACCTAAACATTTGGTTCATAGTAAAAACATTACTTGTATTCCAATTATTTAGTGGTTGATTAAATACATTGTTATTTCTAAACAGTTGAGACATATTAGTAACACCAGAAGTATTCCAAGAATTCAATGGTTGGTTAAATGCAATTGCATTAAAAAATATACTGCTCATATTATTAACACTAGAAGTATTCCAAGCATTTAATGGTTGATTAAATGCATCTGCATTATAAAACATATTACTCATAGTAGTAACACTAGAAGTATTCCAAGAATTCAATGGTTGGTTAAATATTTTATTACTATAAAACATATAACTCGTACTAGTCAGACTACTTGTGTTCCAAGAATTTAATGGTTGATTAAAATCAGACTCTCTAAGCATACTACTCATAGTAGTAACACTACTCACATCCCAAGAATCTATTGGTTGATTAAAGTTAGTTGCTCCTCTAAACATCCAAGACATATTAGTAACACTACTTGTATTCCAAGCACTTATATCACCATTAAAAGTAGACTTATTTTGAAAAGCAAAACTCATACTAGTAACTTGACTTACATCCCAATTTGGAAGCTTGCCATAGGGTACAAGGTTATAATCCCCACTTACAGGGTCTTGAGCTAATATATCGTTTACTGCTTGTTGAAAGGTTGCGTCAGTTAAAGGGTCGTTAGTTTCAGCCCCTCCTTTACCTAAAGACGAAGATGACCCTATTGCATTTGCGATGGATATAAACATACTACCAAAGTGCTATGATTCCTGTTGCTGAAGTTCCTGTTGCAAAAACTCTTACCACGTTAACTGGTAAAAAAGATCCGTCTGGGAATCCTGCAAAACTAACTTCATCGCCCCCTGCGGTTAGTACCTTTAAGTCACCTCCTGTGGCTACATATAATACACAACCATTGTTGCCTCTACCGTTTTCAGTAGATACACTTGGAATGTTTAAAGTGTCACTTGGTGTAACTGCTGCTGCTCTACTTGTCTGTAATTTTTGATATGCCATTTTTATTATTTTTTATATGGAAAAACTCTGTTTAAAGTATCTTTTCTTTTAGAACATCCACATGGCTTACCTGTTGCTTTTGCAACTGTTTCAACTACTTTTTTAATACCTGTAGCAGTAGTAAATTTTTCGATAGAGTCTCCCAACCCTTTTGATTTATTATTTAATTCCATGTAAATGTCTTTATATTACAAAGATAGGATATTTTTTATAACAGTTTCTGAATCAAAAATTTCAGTTAAATTGTTGTAAGGTATTTCTTTAATATCCTCATATAAAGAAAATGGTTGTAGGTTACTATGAGCATATTCAGGCTCTTTAGTAAATTTATTTGCCACAATATTCTTATGAAGCTCATAGCCATACATTTTAGGCTTTGTTGTTACCCAACAAACAACTGACGGCAGTCTTAAAGCTGCAGCCATATGCTGTGAAAAGCTATCTATAAACAATCTTTTTTTAGATTGAAGAAGTAATATAGCCACACCCCTGTAAGACTCTAAGCATTCTTTTGTGTGGTTATATGATGGCTGAGATTTTCCTTTAATATGACAAATAGTATACTCGTCCTTAAACCTATTAATAACACCCTGGACTAAAGGAAATGGCATATCCCTTGACCAGTTATATTTTAGTTCTTGATTTTCACCACCGCCATGCGTTTGTAATGCTAGGATTGGTTTATTAGAGTGATAAACATTAGAGTAGTAGTTTTTTTCTGTATTTGTTAAATATATTTCAGGCATCTCTCCATTGTACTCAAGACCAAACATATTGCACCAAAGTGTGTATAAATGATTTTGGTCAAGAATAAAGTCACTTGTGCCATAAGGATTGGCTACAAAAACTTTACAGTCTTTGTCCTTAATCTCATTTTTGTAAATCTCAAATGTCTCGTTTAATTTAAGACACTTGTATACATCAGGATTATTTAGAAATACATCCTTGTAGTGCGTTAAAACTATTATATTTGATTTAGGATATTTTTTTTTAATAACCTTTAGCATGGCAGTACCCATAATAGACTTTCCTAAGCCTCCATCAATCTTGAAAATTATATTCATTTTTTTAATCCGTATTTAAAATATTTATACCAAAGTCTTTCATGTAAAAAATAAAGAATCATTTTTGTAACAACCTCTATACCTCCTATTGTTAATCCCAATTCCCAACTACCTGTTATTACGGAAGAAAGTATCATTGTATCAATAGTTCCAATAACTCTCCAACTTAATGTTTTAGCAAAATGTCTTTTATAACTTACCATCTTTTTTCATTTGATTTCTAATAGATGTAGCTGAAATTTCTCCTATTTCAGTTGGAGGTATGTGTTCTATAATATCATATCCAACTCCTCTTCCGTAGTTAATTGATTCAATGTCAGGTATAATAGAAACAATAATTCTACCATCTATAATTAAATCTTTAAGTTCTCCCTTATAAATCATTTCTTCTATCTCTTGAGCTGTCCAAGGATTTTTTTCATCAGGTTTTACATCCCTAATTGCTAACCATATATTCTTCCCTTCCTTTAATCTTTCGTTAATAAGCCAAAGATGACCTTTATGTAAAGGCTGCCATCTACCTACAAACATTGAATATTTTGTTTCTGTTGAAGATGATTTAAATGCTGCTTGTGCTTTATATTGTGCCATTATA